ACTTAAAACGACGCAGAACTAACAAAGATGCATTTATGTTTACTAAAAATATGATAATAATCAAAACATAGTTATAATTTGCATGTAACCTTTTTATTTTAAGTTTATTGCTTCATTATTTTAAACAAAGTATTATAATAATGAAAACTTGGAAATGGAGCACAGGTGAACCATATTATAAAAGCGCAAGACCTGAAAAAAAAGAAGAAAAACCCAGCTTGGATTATGATTCACAAACAAACGCAATCAATCAATCTTTAGGAGATGATACATTTTTTAATCAAGACAGTGAATTAATGGACATAACTAATTCAATGTTTTCACGAAATCAGAATCCTAGTGGGACACGACGAGAAGATATTGACACTAAAATGTCGGACCGTAAAATGATTGCTCAACGTGGTGTAAATCCATTTTTACAAACTAGTTATGTAAATGATATAGTTGCTCGTGATATGTTTTTAAAACCAATAAATACAACGCAAGGACGCACTAAAAATACAGAGTCTGGAGAAGAATCTAGTTACTAAATGCTTTTACAAGTCTTCTTAAATGCTTTTAACGCACATTGTATGAAGTAATCTGTTGACAAAATATGCTAAAAAGGAACTAAATAAAGCATAAAATGAATTAAATACAAACATAGAATCTACTTTCTTATAATTCATTATCATGAAATAAGCAATTGTGATAGCGCTCATAACAAAACCAAAAGCAGAGAAAATAGTTAGTGCATAGAAATATACGCAATAATCTCTTGACAAAGGACCAAAATATTTATCCATAAAGGTAGCCATTAATAATATAAACAAATATAATTAAATTTTATTTTATTATATTTTATTTTATTCAATATTTAACAACCAACATTTAATATTTAATTTAAAAAACAACTTAAACAAATTCTTTGAAAGCTTAAATAATGAATAACTCAAGCTATACAACTCAAAATGATTTATTACTAAAGAATTTAATGACGTTTTATAAAACTGACATAGACGGATGTTATAATCCATCTAATAATTTAGACAAAATGCTTAGAATTATAACTGGTGATTCTAAAATTTCATTGCGTATTGTTGATTGGTTTGCAACTAATTATGCCAAAAAATATTATACATTGTATACCATCGAACAAACAGTAGATAATATTGCTAGACGATTCAAGGTATATGATGATTACAAACTTAAATTAAAAGCTTACAGCAAACGACGTTTTGACCCATTTTGTCGATGGGAGCGAATTAGCATTCCTTATACTAAAGGAACATTTATTGAAACCACTATTGGACAATTGAATTTTTTTAAATGGGCGCTAGAGAATAAGGTTGTCGATTACATCGAACAAAATTATGACACAATTGAGAAGGACATGAATAATCGCAATAGCACGTCGAAACGAAAAGAGACAATTGTCGACAATTCGAAGACCAGAAAGAAGCGGGAAGAGTTGTCCATATCGGCGACAAAGAGCATCAAGAAGGAGAAAGTTGAAATTGTGGTTCAGTTTAATTAAATGCTTTGAATAACATTTATTATCCTCTTCGTTTACTGGTTCTTCGTTTACTATTTCTTCGTTTACTATTTCTTCGTTTACTAGTTCTTCGTTTACTAGTTCTTCGTTTACTAGTTCTTCGTTTACCACCTATTCGTTTACTATTTCTTCGTTTACCACCTCGAGGATACAAATACTTACCAACTTCTCCTGTAAGATCTCGATTCTTGCCCATTACTTGGTTAACCACCACCATCTTCTTCTGTCTATCCTCATTTGTTTGCAATCGTTGTTGTTCCAATACAGTATTGTCTTGAAAAAAGACTCCATTTAAAATAGCCCCCACTAAATTAGCATCTGTGAAAATAGCACCTACAACACTAGCTCCTGTGAGATTAGCTTGTGTTAAATTAGCTCCTGTGAAATCAACATTTTGCAAATTAGCTCCTGTGAAATTAGCTTTAGATAGGTTGGCACCGCTAAAATGGGCACCTTGTAAATCAGCCTGAGAAAAATTAACGCCGTCACATTCAATTCCATCTAAATTTGCTTCTGTCAAAGTAGCTCTTTCAAAATTTGCATTTGTTAAATTGGCTCCTTGGAGATTGACATCTGCTAAATAAGCATTTTTGAAATTAATGCCTTTCATATTAACATTTGCTAAATTGGCTCCTTGTAAATTGGCTCCTTGTAAATCGGCTCCTTCACGAATGACCATACCATTTATTGTAACTTCTTGAATATAATCGTTATCCATATCTACATCCATATTCATATCCATATCTACATCCATATTCATATCCATATCTATATATATATGTAAATTTAATTTAAACAAGATTGTGGAAAATAATAATTTAAAAATGACTAAATGAATTTATATAAATAATAATATTGAGTTTAATTATTATTTATACAGCATTTGGAAACAATTATTTGCATTCTATTGTTATAATGTGATGAACTAATTCTAAACCTAAAAATCTATATCTTTGTTTGACATGCCAAGAAAAATTATATTCTCTGTGTATTGTAAATGAATACAATTCAAAAACGATTTTTATTATTCTTAATTGGTTGCATAGGGAGTAGAAGTTTGTTAGTATATTTTGCCAAAAATGCTAGCACAACCGTGTTAAAATATATGGGATATTTAGCATTAGCTCCAGCAATAGGATTTATGTATATTTATTTAACTGGTTCTAGACAAACTGGCGGAGAAGTTTTTGGTGACAAAATTTGGTGGAATGATTTAAGACCAATCCATAGTGGATTATATGCATTATTTGCTTTTAATGCCATAATGGGAAATCCTAATGCTTGGATATATTTATTGATAGACGTCGTGTTTGGATTAATAAGTTTTTTATGGTTCCATTATTCCAATGGTGATTTTGAAAAAGTATTATAATATTCTATGATTTTAACAGTTATGGCGTAAACAAGATTACGTAAAATAATAATTTAAAAATTGCTCATATAAATAAATATGGGTAATACTCAATCTATTAAAAAAATAAATTTTGAAGACATGCAAACTGTTATAAAAAATCCAGAAATATATTTAATTATTAATACATTATCTTCTTCAGAACAACAATGTTTAATTGTTAATACTACAGTTGCGGATCAAGAAGAATTAATTATCAATAAATTTATGAAAGAAAATAAAAATATTAGAATTATTATTTATGGTAAGAATTGTAATGATGATAATACTAACAAAAAATATCAACAATTATTATCATTAGGGTTTTATAATCTATTTATTTATACAGGAGGAATGTTTGAATGGCTTTTGCTACAAGATATTTATGGAAAAGATATGTTTCCAACAACTAAAAAAGAATTAGATTTATTAAAATATAAACCCAATCAGTTGTTAAGTATTGGATTATTAGAATATTAAATTGATAACATATTTTAAATTATTTAAATACTTCGCATATAGGTAGTTTAATCTTAACTGCCTCATCTAAATCAATTAATTCATCTTCTGGATATATTGAAGTTAATGCTAAATTCGACAACTCATCAGCTCTCTTATTTTCTGTTCTATATACGTGATTGAAATCAATGTAAACGAACTTTTTTTTAAGACTCATCACTTTTTCATACAATGGAAATAGACGCATATTTTTAACTTTATAAACACTGTTAATCTGATTTATAACTAACAAACTGTCTCCACAAACAGATATTGAAGCTATATCCAGTTGGATTGCCTTTTCCAATCCTAATATTAATGCCGAATATTCTGCTTCATTGTTGGTTTTTAATTCTCCAATATATTTACAATAAGCTCCAATTTCTTCTTTATTTTTATATATGACCGCACCTATTCCAGATGGACCTGGATTACCTTTACTACATCCATCAAAATGCAATACATATTCTGTTGTTGGGAATATCTTGTGTTCTTTTTTTCTAGGAGAGTTTACTGGTGGAAACATTGTATTTCTTATATTATATGTTATATATTAAATATAAAATATAATTCAATTATTTATATTATATTTATTTAAAGCTATTATATTTTATAACTGTAATACAATGAAGTTCATTATAATGAAGTCTATTGCTTTGTTTTCCAGTTTATTAAGTATTATTAATGATAATGTTAATGCTGATACCGAATGTCCTGTAGTATCTTCATTCGAAGATAGAAGAAAAGATAAAAAGTTTTTGCGTCTTGTTCAATATAATGTAGAATGGCTTTTTATTGATTATTATGCTTCATCTAAGTGTCCTGGAGAAGGTTGTTCTTGGCACACAATAGAAGAAGCACAAACACATATGTCATATGTAATTAATGTATTAAAAACATTAGATCCAGATATTATTAATTTTTGCGAGGTTGAAGGTTGTGATGAATTAAATATGGTAAAAGATAAATTAGATAATTCATATACTTCTTACTTAAAAAAGGGAACTGATACTAGCACTGGACAAAATGTTGGGTTATTAACTCGCATTGACCCTTTAGTCGATTTATATCGCAGTGAAGAAAAAGTGGAGTATCCCATTTCTGGTTCGAAATGTGGAACAACTACTGCAACAGGAACAAGCGGAGTATCTAAGCATTATATAACTGAATTCAAATTTGGTGGGTTAAATGTAGCCATGATTGGGGCACATTTATTAGCTATTCCAACTGACCCAACTAGATGTGTTCAACGAGAAGCACAAGCACAAGTTTTGCAAAATATTGTTAGTTCATATATTAAAAAAGGATACGAAATTATTCTACTTGGAGATATGAATGATTATGATGCTGAAACATTAGACCTAAATGAGGACAAACCAATTTCTAGAGTATTAGATATTTTAAAAGGATTAGATGGAGAGAAAAAAGGATTATATACATTGACCAATGTAGCCTATAAAATGAGTCAAGCAGACAGATACAGTGATTGGTGGGATTCAGATAATAATTGCAACACAACTTCACAAAAAGATTATTCCATGATAGACCATTTGTTAGTTACTAATAACATAAGAGATAGAATAATGAATGTATATATTTATCATGGATACAAGGAATATTGTGGCAAATGGGATTCAGACCATTATCCTCTTATAATTGACTTAACAACGAATTAAATTAAAAAATTATATAAAGAAATGTTATATACTATAGTTATTACAATAAATGGATATCATCACTACTGAAAGCAGTTTCACATTTGTTAATACAAAAACTGTAGAAGAATTAAAAGATCTCTGCAGAATTAATAATGTTCGTGGATTTAGTGGGTTAAGAAAAGTTGAATTGTGCAATTTGTTAAACACTTTTTACCAATCCAATCCAGAACGACTAAAAGAAGACTTAGATAGAGAAGAACAATATATTCAAAATAGTAAAATGTTAGCCAATAATTTAATATATGAAACTCAACATTCAACACCACAGACGGTTCCGATTTATATGCCAAGTCCAGTTCAAGAAGTTGTTAAACATGTAATAGTATCACATGTTCGCGCACCTTCAGTATCAACTCAACCTTTCAAAAAAGAAACTAATATGCAAAATACTCAAAAAGCTCCCAAAGCTCCCAAAGCACCTAAGGCACCTAAAGCTCCCAAAGCTCCCAAGGCACCCAAGGCTCCCAAGGCAC